TATACTGTATAGTGAGATTTTTGGGCAAAAAAGTTTTTAAAAAAACAAAAAGGGTCGCGCACGCCGAATACATTACTGTGCCAGGCTGTGCCAACACCCTTGGCACACCTATTAGCAAGTAATACCAACAATAATAGCTTGATTTTACCCTGTGCCAAGTGTGCCATGAGTTTTTTTCTATCACTGAAAAAAAAATTTGCTCAAATATTCTACTATACACCGGCACATTACCTATTGTATTTGACCACACTTGTGCCATATTTGACTATTTTCTTAACACCAGGGCCTTGAATGTCAAATGTAGCATAAGGTTTCCATTGTTTACGGATCAAGTTTAATTCTAAGACTAAATTTGACCACTGTTTTGGGGTTATCTTTTTACCCACTATTCTTACCTCTTTTGCCATGTCTCTCCTTTCTACTTTAGAATGGTTCTAAAGTGCCCTCCACTCTCGCTTTGGGCACCTTTGGTACCACATCCATTATGGATTCTATTTACCATAGTTTGTTCCAGGTCCTGAATAAGTATGTGACCTAAACCTTTGTAAGTTCTCATGTTTCAAAACAATTCGTGCAGGCTCTGGTGAGCCAATTAATTTATTTTTTTCTAGTGCAATAAATCTTACTTCTTCAAGATAACCATCTTTGGTTTCTAAATATATTGGGCAATCAGATATGTTTGTACCCTTCTCACCATCAGTAAATTTTCCGAGTATCTGCTGTAAGTCTCTCACTCTCATTTATCTTCCCTCCTATTTGTTTTATCATTGCATACCATTTTTTTCTCCACATCTCTTTCATATCCCCTGATGTTTTGTCATACATTTTTTTAATATTATCTAGTCTTCTCGTCTCGATGTCTATGATACTCATCTACCCTCCCTAAAAATTTATGTTGATATTGTTGAAACTCTTCACCTTCAACCACAAACTCCTGATAAAAATTATCTTTACTACACATCATCACCACACCTTTGGTAATTTTTGTTTTGTAAATAAAATTATGTGCCATTGCATAAGCTGCCAGCTGTAGAAAATAATCGTCAATCCATTCTCTACGTTTAACTTTATTTGTTTGTTTGAAGTCTATGATTGCTATGTCACCTTTGTGAGTCGCAACTAAATCTGTTTGTCCTGCATATAATCCTGGATAATACAAAGTACATTCTGTGCCGTAATATTCTGAAACATTACAAAGCCCTTGTTCAATAACTTTAAGAGCCATGTTGTGTGCCTGTTTACCAACTTCTGTCTCATCGAGATAACCTTCTTCTAAAATATATTTCTCGAGTAT